ATCTCTGCGCGTTCATCGTCACCCCAACCAATTAACTCGGCAACGCAAGCCTTGAGGCGCTCGTCTTTCAATTTGGTAACCGCAAGTACTGTGTACTCTAGGTCTTCACGACTAAGCGTGTGCCGTTCTTTTAAAAGCCGAATCATGTCTTGCGTGATTGCGGACACGATTGCTTCTGCGGGTTTCATGCAAAACACGCCAACAAAAGCGTTAGGAACGCCATAGACACGATTGCTTCTGCAAGTTTCATGCAAAGCAAGCCAACAAAAGCGTCAGGAACGCCATAGACACGATTGCTTCTGCAAGTTTCATGCAAAGCAAGCCAACAAAAGCGTCAGGAACGCCATAGAAGCCACAGCGTATGCTTGGGTTGGTATTGTGTCGGCTATGCGTTTTTCTTTGCTGTATTCGCCTGTAATCATTTCAATTCTCCTCAACTGCATCAAGGTCGAGGCAGTAAGCGTACTGGTCAACCTCTATTTGCCTAATAAGTTCCCAGTCATCATGCTTAACATTAGCAATCGCATCGTCAAGATGGTCTTCGTCTGGCGCATACACTGTTGTGCAAACGTGCTGAGTTCTAACTGCTGTAACCTTGTAGATTGGCATTTGTTTCTCCTTGTTAATATGTAAACAATATATCACACTATTTACACTATCTATTAGGTACTTACCCTATAAAATACACATAAACCGACCTTGGCCCACAATCGTATTGCTCTTTGTCAACTTTCTTGCGATTTACTTTGTTTGACTTTACATAGCGCACCAAAGTGCATTGAACGGTAGACATCATTAGATTTAAACTTTTCGCAATTTCTCGCGTGTCGCAATTTGGGTGTTCACGAATGTAGTTAATAATTTGTGCTGAAATCATTTTGGTTCCTTAATGGTTAAAGTGTCTTCATTCAATCTAGCTTCAGCTTTCAATGCGGCATAAGCTACGCAATCTTCTAAGCTATCCCGATGAGGCTGTGGCTTTTGACGATCACGGACATCTTTCAAAATCTGCAACAACAACCAGCCCTCAGACTCAGTTAAATTGCGCTCAGTGATTGCGTTAAACGCTGCAACAGTTCTACCCATACTACGTTCACCTTCAGGCTTGTCGTATTGTTTGCCACGTTCAATCATAATGTTTGCAGCGTTAGTTAAAAATTGGTCAGCTTTCATGTTTTTTCCTTTTCATAGATGACATTAAAATATCTTGCACTTCTCGTTTGGATTCCCTACGTTCCATTACCATTTCATCGAGCGTATCTGCGGCAACAATGTGGTAAATAAATACGGGTCGGTTGTGACCTGCTTGCAACTGTCTAACTGGCCCGATGCGTTCAATTATTTGTTGAAATTCCTCTAAGTTCCACCAGTGAGAAAAGAAAACAATAATATTCCCACCGTCTTGTAAATTCAACCCGTGGCCAGCGCTTTGCGGGTGAGCAAATAGAATCGGTACTTTACCCTTATTCCAATCAATAATTGTCTGCGGGTTATCGTCTAACACACGACCCTTTGGGAAAGTTCTCATCAATCGTTGTAAATCGCTCTTGAACTGGTAAGACACCAACACTGGCATACCAGCCGACTCCTCTATAATCGACTCAAGTGCTTGCAACTTAACATCGTGAATCTCAGCCCAAGCGCCTTTCTCATCGGTATATATCGAGCCATTAGCAAGTTGCAAGCATTTAATTGTCTTACTCGCAGCGTTAAACGCTTCGACATCGTTATCGTTAACCGATAAGAACATCTCAGATTCCATGTCGTCATACAATCTACGGGCTTTGACTGGCAATTCGACTCGCACAACGTTGACAATAGGCTCTGCCAAATCAAACCAGTCTTTAGCTTCTAAGCTAATACACAAGTCTTGTAATCGTTTTTGTATTTCAGAATTGGCAAACGGCATGGGTGATATGCGAACAGCATGTTCACTTTGCCCCACTCGCTCAGACTTAAACCAACGATCAATAAACGCTTGATAAGAGCGACCAAGCCTAAAACCCTCGTCTAAGAACCACGCTTGACCCCATAAATCCTGCAAGCCGTTGGGCGATGGTGTTCCAGTTAACTCGATAAACTGGTCAGCGTGTTTGTGTGCGACCTTACCCAAAGCCCTAGCCCTCTTACCACCTTGCGTTACGCGAAAGCCTTTTAATCGAGTAGATTCGTCGGAAACAATCCGTTTAAACGGCCATTTTTTACCGAAATGTTCAACTAGCCAAGGTAGTTGCTCATAGTTGGTAGTGAATACGTTGGCTGGTTTGGCTAGTGCCGCTTGTCGTTGCGCCAACGTGCCAACCACTGCTGAAACTTCTATGTTACTCAAGTCTGACCACTTCTTAGCTTCGTCAGGCCATGTGCTTTGAGCCACACGCTTAGGTGCTAAGACAAGTGTGGGTCGGTCATCAATAATACTCAAGTTGTTAATTGCCATGAGCGTAGAGACTGTCTTACCTAACCCCATACCCGCCCATACACCGCAACGAGGTGTGTTGTGTATGTGGTCAATGATTAAATCTTGATAAGGTCTGGCTGTAAACTTAATCATTTAAATAATTCCTCAATACCATCGAAAGAGTCTATGACGACAACTGTTTGCCCCATAGCGATCATTCGCAAGTGTTCTCGTATCTGGTGAGGCTTGGCTTTTTCGCCAGGCGCTTTAAGTTCAACCCAAATTGTTTTAGCTTTACGCTTTAACTTAATCATCACAAGCCTATCTGGTGCACCACGTCTGCCAATCCATTTAACCTTGCGAACTTCCCCACCTAACTCTTTAACTCTGTCTACTAAGCGGCGCTCGATGTCTCGCTCTCTAATACTAGTCATTTACAACCCCAAGGTCTTTAAGCAAACTATTAGCCTCATTTATGTACCAGTCATAATCTATGTCAAAAGGTATCGCATCAGGCAATACCATTAACGGCATTGCGCCTGTTGTCTTGGCAACGGTGTAGTTATTGACCTTATAATGTATCGCACCGTCAGCCGCAATGCTGTAATACCAACGCACAACTCGACCTAGATACTCACCGTTTTTCACAGCACCACCTTTGACTTGGCGAACACTTACGAACTTAGTCATGTCAGTGCAGTCTGTGATAGTCTGTGCGATAGGTAAGCCGTGAATCAGGTACTTCAGTACTGCCAACGTGCAAACCTCATTAGCGGGGTTTTTACTCAATCCAGCAGGGGTGTAAGCGCCTTTGAGCTTGATATTACCGTCTGTCTTAACAGCGATGTAATTGTTAACATCACGAGAGTAAATTGCCTTATAGTAAGTTGCCTCAGTCTCAAAGTCAGTTTTAACTTCCCATTCCCACACGATCAAATCCATCATTTCGATCTTGGTCTTAGGGCACTTGATAACAATACCGTCTGTGTTAGCCGATACAACTGGTATACTTTCTGATTCCAGCATCTCGATTAGCATAAGCAAGCACAACTGGCCTGTTAAGGTAGTCTGGATAAGCAAATCAGGTGAGTAAAGTTTTGACCACTTGCTACCAAACTTGCCAAATGAGCCGTTGATTGTGATTTTCAAAGCGTCTGAAGTCACCTTGTCACCGTCACGTTTAGCCTTAATGCGTCTATCAACAATGTTGCCGTACACGTCACTAAACGCCTTACCCATGTGTTCAGGGGCTAAGTTGGTGTTCAGTATTATCATTGGGTAGTAGCTCACCACATCTCGGTCTATCAGTAAGGTGTCGTCATCTGCTAAGTGAAACACTGAAGACTCAGTGGAATGTAGCCCACCAATCCCCATTCGGTATATCGAATTGCCGATGGTTATCTTGTAGTCAGATAATGCTTTTGGCATCATCACCTTGCCACTGTCAGGAATTGTAAACTTATGCTCTGAGATAATTGGCAATATCTGTGACATAACAAGTGTTGTCATGTCGATAAAGTCTGGTGGCACATAGCTAAACTGAGTACCCGTCTCAACAATAGGGCGAGTTAAATCCTCACCCAATGCCTTACTCACCTCTTGACCAATCACAGCTTCAGCAATCTGAGCGTCAGACTTTGAGAGCAAGTTAAGCGCGTACTGATGTGACATCTGCTCACGCAAATTGATCTGTGGCAACAAGGTGTTGTACAGGTCTCTGGTTAACTTTAGATCATTCTCACAGTACTTGACCAACAGCGCCCTGTCACTTACGCTAATGCTTGCTGAAGGCTCAATAGGCAAGTCTTGTAACGTGTGGCTATGAAGCCTACCACCGTACATTTTCAAACTGGCCTTGCCTGGTGCGACCTCGATCAGATCAACATGGTTGATATTCTCAAACCTATCCACACCAAACTGCCTGTAAAACTGCCAGTCTCGTAAATTGTTGTTAATAATCGCATCGCAACCACGCTTAATACGAGCGCAGTTGTCACCTTCCAGCACCATAGCAAGTAGCGGTATGTCAAAGTTAGAACCATTGAACGTCACAATTCGGTACTTGTGCATAATGGTCTTAACTGTTTCAATGTCAAACTCCTGACCCTCAAACATTTCAAAATGCCGTACATTTCCAGTTTCTATGTTCAAAAAAGAAGCTAAAAAGTAGTCTCGGTAGACTTCAGTATCTAGGGTCAGGGTTTGCCTCATTACTTACACCAAGTCTTCTGATGAAATTTCTACATCATCAAAGTCGTCTTCAGACGCAGACGTACCACCAGTGAAGCTGTCACCATCTCGCAAGAATTGAACACCCTTAATGGTGGCGTTAATACGGCGACCATACTTGTTGTCTTGCGCCCACAACTCAACGCTCGCATTAACAAAACAACCAGCGTAAGGCTTGCCATCTTGAGCAGTCAAAGGTGACTTGTTACGGTCAATGACCAATGGGCGAGTCTTGTTACGAGCTGAGATGTAGAGATTGCCAGGGAATCCTGAGTAATTCGACTTGGCATCACCATCATGCAAAGCCAAACGGTCTTTAGTCTCTAACTCCTTCTTAACATTGACCCACTTATTACCCCACTTCTCTTTGCCAATTTCTTCAAACGCATTGTTTAAAACCTCAACAGACGGGCTGTCAGGCTGCATTAAGAATGTAGCTGAGAAAGCAGGGTCACCCTCACCATTAACAGTTTTGGCTGTAAACAATTCAGGAAAAGCTAAACGTACATCTTCAAGGCGAACTTTCATTTTTAATACTCCTAATGGTTACTTCTAAAATGCCAAATGGCGAATCGTCTTAGCAAAATGCCAATACAATTTAATTCACTTCAAAATCATCTAAAGTACTTAGTGATGCCCGTTTGTCAGACTCAGGGGCAACAGAGGGTTTACCCTTACTTTGAACAATATGTGACTTCAATAAGTCAAATTGCTCTTTATTAAGGACTTTGTTCTTAACTAACTTCTCTGCGTTAGCAGGACTAATCAATTTAAAGTTGTACATTTCCTCATCTTCCAATGAGAAGTCTTTTAATGCTTGCTCTGCTTCGACCTCATTAGCCCACTTACGATCACCCTTGCGACCTTCGACTAACTTATAGCCACTGACTAGCTTGCCATCAAATAGTTGTCGCTCGACTTCTGCTCGGACAGCCTTGCACCAGCCCTCGATCAGGTCTACCGCACTCATCTTGTCAGACAAGGGTGTAGAGTCGTCTTCAACCATTATGTCAATATCAGCTTCGCTACTTGTCATATAGCCAAAGTCCTTACCGATTGTTTCCTCGATCTGCTCAGACAGAGCAGGGCAGTCTGCCTTAGCTCGGCAAAAGCGGCATTGCTTCTCGCCTGGGTTCAGATCAAGCGTGTTGGCATCAACAATCGCAATAACCTTAGATGCACGACCCTTGGCAAATTCAGCAAACTCGAGCAACTCATCGACACTGATCGCCCACTCGCTTAGATGGTACAACCGTGGCTGGTGAATCACCATGCGTACTGTCTTAAAGTCCGCAACCATGCCAAACTGACTCAGAGCGCCTAAAGCGTAAAGCAGTAATTGCTCATTGTTTTCAGCATCGACTTTGACACCACGACCACCTTTCAAGTCGTGAACCTGTATCTCGTCACCCTTAATAATCACAGCATCTGACGTGCCAAAAGACTTAGGCACACCGACATACTCTGAGAACTCAAGGCGTTGCTCAACCATCAAGTCTGCATCAATCGCATACTCACGCACGTTATCTATATAGACCTGAACGCAAGTAACCATCTCATCGTCAACAGCGACAATATTTTTTCCAACGGTAATCTTCTTGCCAGCAAAAGAAAATGCGTCTTTACCAGCGGTTAGACAGTTCGATGCCACCTCGTGAGCAGCAGTGCCCCAGTCAGCATACTCACTTGACGTGTTAGGGTAAGCTGACTCACGCGCAATACTTCCCGTACACCTTAGCCATCTGTGTGCCGAGCTGGGGGATAGTTTGGCGTGGTTCATTCTTCCACCATCGCAATTGCTTCTAACAACAATGGGTAGTCCTCAACCTTAACCTCTGGGACTTTTTTGGCATTAAATCTGCTCAATATTTCAAGAGCCACATCACGACCCTTGTTCTTTGCCAACGCAAGAATCGCATCGCCCAACTGCTTGGCAGTGATCTCACCAACTTGCACATCTTCGTCTTTAGCAAAAGGTGATTCTTCCTGAACCACTGACTCAGACTTAGCCTTGGGCTTGCTCTGTGCTTTTGGCTCAGTGCTAATTGCTTTTTGCTTTGCGTATGTAGTTTCACTAAAAGCGGCGATGACTTTATCTAACTGCTCTTGATTATGAATTGTTACTGTGATTGGAAACATTTTAAAAATCCTTTTTACGTCTTGTTGGAAAGCATTAAAATAATTATACAACTAAAAAATTGTAAATACAACAAGAAACTTGTATTTAATTACAATCAAGTAGTTGTACAATCAATCATGGGCTTGTACACTACGAGCGTTATTGACACTTTTAAGGAATACGATATGAAACTACCCACTTTGAAAATAACAGGTCTTGATAAGGCTTTAGCCAAGGCAGGGAGCCAAGAGAATATGGCAAAGCAACTTGGTGTGACTCAGCAAGCAATCTCGTTATGGGCACACCAAGGTTGGGTTCCAACTCGCCGTGCGATTGAGATCGAGCAGACCTACGGCGTATCTAGAGCTGAACTTATCTCACCTAGATTAATTGATCTATTTGATGAAAAGGAGTTATGAGTTGCTCATGCCTAAACAAACCCCACAGGTGGCTAAAATTAGCCCACATCTGCAAGAACTACAAGCCCCACGGATTCTAACCGCTATACCTTCGTGGCTTATCTGGCGATACGAGCATCACGATGGCGAAGCCAAACCACGCAAAGTGCCTTATTACGTCAACGGCGTAAAGCGTCACGGTGTTCAAGGTAGACCAGAAGACAGGTCATCTATGACTACATTTAAAGCAGCAAAAGATGCGGCCATTCGTAGAGGTTACGATGGCGTTGGATTTGCCCCCATGCCTGACTACAACATCACAGCCTTAGACTTTGACAATTGTATGGTGGGTAGTGATATTCACCCAGAGGTTGAGAAACTAATCTTAGGCACATACGCTGAGTACAGTCCGTCTGGTTCAGGTGTTCGTGCGTTTATGGTTGGCAACTTAGGTGACTTTAAGTCCTTAGATGACCCTAAGTTTGGTTTTGAGACCTTCTCAACCAAAGGCTTTGTCACGTTTACAGGCAACCGTTTAACGATGACCGATCTCATGGGTGTTGACGATCACATTTCCCCCGTTAGCCAAGAGGTAAAAGACTTTTGCGTGATGCGCTTTGGCAAGGGCAAGACAGTCAGAGATGATGACATACTGATGAACTACGAGCCACCGCTTGATTTGACTAGTGATGAGATTAAAACTGCTTTAGATAAGATAGATGCCGATATTGATTACAAAGCATGGCTTGACATTGGTATGGGTATCCACCACGAAACTGCGGGTAGCAAAGAGGGCTTTGATCTTTGGAACGAATGGTCATCGCAAGGTGAGAAGTACCCAAGCGAAGAAGTATTAGCCAAACGTTGGAAATCCTTTGAGAACTCAGAGAAGAACCTCATCACGATTAGAACCTTACTTAAGCTCGCTGCCAAACAACCCATAAACACTGAGAACTTTGACAAGGCTATCGAGCAAGACAAGCAGACAGAAACCCTAGCTAAACCTCTCAAATTTCCAATCATCGCAGCGTCTGCTTTTAGCCAAGGCCAAGCACCTAGTTGGATTATTAAGAACATTATCCCAAAGGCTGAACTTGTCGTGCTATTTGGCGAAGCGGGAAGTGGTAAGTCTTTCTTGGCACTTGACATTGCCGCTTCCATTGCACTTGGCACACCGTGGAGAGGAAATCGCACAAAGAAAGGTCGTGCTGTCTACCTTGTGGCAGAAGGTGGGGGCGGTTTCCGTAAACGCTTGACAGCCTATGCCATGCACAACGAGATCAATCTTGATGATTTGGACTTGCACATTATCCATGCCACGCCAAATTTCTTAGAGAAAGCCGATGCGGTAGAGATAGCCAGAACCATCGCTTCGGTCGGTGTGGTTGATATTGTGTTTGTCGATACCTTTGCTCAGGTGATGCCTGGCGCTAACGAGAACTCAAGTGATGATGTGGGTAAAGCCCTTGCTCATTGTCGAGCCATACACCGAGTCACGGGCGCAGTGGTTGTCTTGGTTCACCACGCAGGTAAAGATGCGAGTCGCGGTGCTCGAGGTTGGTCAGGCTTGAGGGCGGCAGCAGATGCCGAGATCGAGGTGACGCGAAGTGTCAACGGGCGAGTGGCAAAGATAAGTAAGCAAAAAGATGGTGAAGACGGTAACCAGTTTGGTTTCGATTTGCAAGTGGTGAGTGTCGGGGTAGATGAAGACGGTGATGTGATTGACTCATGTGTGGTTATCGAGGCTGAGATTGCCAGCACTGAAAGCAAGGCAGGTAATCGCAAATTAGGTAAATGGCAACTTGCGATTATTGAGGTGATTGAGACATTTAGTCTGGCTCAGAGTTCGGGGATTGAGGTCAAAGAGGTGATTGACGAGGTGGTTTTGAGGCAACCAGCCGATACAAAAGGTGGTCGGGATAGCACAAGATCGGTTGCAACGAGGGCTTTAAATAGTCTTTGTAGTGGTGATGACGCGCCTTATTTTATCGAAGATGGGTGTATTTCAGTTCTTTAATCGAGGTGTTTTTGATGAATTTAGGGTGCAACACTGCAACAAATGGTGCAACATGTTGCAGTGTTGTAGTGTTGCATGAGGGTGCAACATTGCAACAAGTTGCAACATGTGTTGCAAGTTGCAGTCGCGCTGTACTGTTTTTAATGCAACGCACACAACAACTCTCTATAAGAGAGTTGTGTTGTGTTGCAAATACAGGGTTTTTTGATGTTTAAATGTTTTTTGAAATTGGGTGGAAAAACTGGGTGGAAAGTAGTGGTACAAGTTGGTGGTTGTGATGTACAATTAAAAACTTGTGAAGTTTAATTTGAGAGGGATTTGATGATGGAAGATTATGGGGTGAATCATGAAAGAAAAAGTTTACTTTGATATTGTTGATAAGCGAATCGTGTGCAGAGAATGCAGCACGCAAGAGTGTGTCAATTTCCCGATTGATGCGAAGCTACTGCAAGCCCAGTTCGATTTATTTGCGCGTAATCACATAGGGTGCGTGCGTAACCTGTACCGCCCACTGGCTGATTGATTACAATGAGGCATGATATTTCAGATAACCAAAGAACATATAGAGCAGGAATGTCTTGCGTACACAAGCGTGGGTTCTTGGTGTTACATATCACCACAATCACAAGTATGGCACATAAGGCCAACACAAGATGAAGTGTTAACTATTAAACAACTACTGGAACACCCATAAAAACATATGCCAACAGTCCCATCAACAACAGTATGTAGCACACTAGGCTGTAAGAATACTAAAGCACGCTTTAGTAGCCTATGCGTAGAGCATGGGGGCAGGGACACATTCAATCACAAGAAATACAACGACACTAAACATCGCAAAGAAGCAGGAAGCAAGTACAACAGCTCGCAGTGGCGTTCGTTTAGGCAGATACAGCTAAGTAAGCACCCTATATGCGCATCGTGCGCTACAGAGGCTGTAATCACTCCTGCGTGCCATATAGATCATGTATTCCCATGGTCACACTTAGGTGATC